CACCAAGACTTGATGGCTTTGTGCCAACAACCTCGCGCTCCGCCTCAATGCGATCAACAAGTTCATCAACCCATTCAGGAACATCGGCAACAAGTGGGCGAATCTTTTGCCATAATTCAACAGTTGGAATCGCAGGTTGTGATGGGGTTGTTAAGTAATGCCCACCCATATTTGTACCAGTAGCTTCATCTAATTCTTTTGCTTTCAATCCTGTTGTTCGCATCCAATTGGTGAATTTTAATAAACGGCCAGTTTCGCCGTTATTCTTATCAATCGCCTTGCTTACATCGTGCGACTTTGGAAACCCCGACCCATAAACCCACATAATCTGATCACGAATTTCAAAGCCCGCATCTTCAATCGCAACTGCCATTCGGTGATAAGTGCGCGAACCTGAAAACGCAATTAAGTGACCGCCAGGTTTTAGAACACGCAGCGCCTCTTGCCACACTTCAACATTAAAGGCGATGCCTGATGAATCCCAACTCTTGCCCATAAATCCAAGCTCATAGGGTGGGTCGGTGACGATGGAGTCAATTGAATCAGCATCCATTGTTTTCATTACTTCAAGGCAGTTGCCCTCAAATAAATTAAAGCGTTCGCTCACATTTCCCCCTAAATTGTTATTGCCGTGAAATGGTTGGAATCGAACCAACTATGGCGCTTCCCCCCGCCAATGCAAACCTGCCATTTCGTTCCCCGCCAACGACATTTAAACGGGGAGATTTAGTTTATTGCTTTGTTGCGCCTAATTGTGCCAAAAGTGCAGCAACTTCAGGTGTAATCCCCGCAGGTGAATCAACCACCGCAGGGGCAGGGGCAGATGCCCCGCCAATGAAAGCATTTGCTTTGGCAACTGCTGCGACATCGCCTGTTGCATCATTTAGAATCCAAGGCGCAGACTTACCTGGCTTGGCAATGCCTTGCCCGATGCGGGCTAGAACTTTTTGCCCAACCTTTGCCTTGAGTGCGTTCTTGAGTGCGACATTGAAAAACAAAACATTGTTATAGGTTTTGTTATTGTCAAGATCAACAAGGTTCACTTCAATTGCATCGGTTTCACCGTGAACGGTTTGGATTCCAACCTTGTATTCGATTGGTTCGATGATTAACAAAGCACCGGCAAGGTCAGCTACTTTGACACTTTCGGTGGAACTACTTGGTGCGCTGAATGTCATTTGACATCCCCCGTTTCTGTTTGGGTGTTACTTTGGTTTTGTTGGTTTTCCAACTCTATTGGTGGTGATAGTTCAGCCAATTCTTTTGCGATGTCATTGATTGTTTTTGCGGGAATCCCGCAGGCGCAACCATCGGTACAACACATCATTTGGCTTCCGTATCTCCATTGCAGGCAACCGATAAATCGGTGCTGAATGGTCTGAAGTAGGGGCAATAATTACAATTCCGCGATGGTACCGCAGGAATAACTGCCCACATCGTAGGTGACTTCTCAACATCAACTGTTGATAAAAGCTCATAAACATTATCTAAGCGTTGCAGTGCGCCTATGGCAATTTGCTCATCGTAAGGGTGAAGTTCCAAATACATATCCGATATTTGGCCGCCAGTTGGGAGAAAGGCAAGCCCAACTTGCTTAACATCGTGACCCTCTTGCGCCTTGCCATAGGCGTACAACTGAACTTGAATTATCTGTTGTTGGCTCGCACCGCTACTGCGCTTCTCCTTCACATTAGCGGGTGAGGTTGTTTTCCAATCAATGACAATCCCGTTTTCCTTATCGTAGAGATCAACTGTCCCGGCAAGATTGGCACGAATCTTAACCTTGCTCTCGACCTCAAAACGATCAGGAAACTTTGCGAAGATGCCTTCAAGATGTGAGTGAATAGCAGTTCCAACTTGAGCTGCCCAATTGCCCCCACTTGTTTCATTCACCTTTTTCCAATCAAGTAATTTGTAAGCTAACTTGCGGGTACATTCTTGCCCCACTTCACTAGGGCCAATGTAAACCTGCTGCGAACGGGGCGAGAAAATACCCGCTTGAGTAATAATCTCGCCCAATTCAATTGCAAGAGCCTTACTTGGAGTGTTCAAAGGTGTGAAGGTCATCGCTTATTCATCATCTCTTACAACGGTGAACCGGCGTGTTGTTGAAACAACTTCAAGCAAATCAATCACTTGAGCAGGCAGGATTTCTCGCGCCCGCTTAGTGTCAAATCGCTTTGACTCAACAACCGACCATCGAATGACAGGGCGGTTGCCAAACATCCCAACTTGTGCATCGCCAAGGGCGGCTTCCAAGTGTGAACGGGCAATGTCTGCAACCTCTGTCCATTCTTTAATCTTTGCCAACGCTGACTTGTATTGTTCAAGCCACGCATTTGCATCAGCATCGAAATCAACGATGCCTTTTTCTATTTCAACGGTCACTTTAACCCCCAAAGTTTTTTAGTACCATTTGTCTTTTTGAAACTTTGCCCAGGCAGCGCAGGGGCCACCTGAACCATATTTTCTGCCAATGTAAGCAAGGGCAGCAACGGTTTGGGCAACTTCAGATTTACTCCGCTTCATCCCAAGGTTTCTATAAGTTGAATCTAACAATTGCCCAACACCTTCGGCTGAACTTGTCGGATTCTTTTTATTCTTCCAAGCGCTTTCTTTGCCCATAAGCAAACTAAAGCACTTGAAATCTTTTTTGGTCAGTAGCTCGCGGGCGAGTTCCTTGTGATTTACCTGCATCAAAATTGGGCGTTCTTTGTAAATGACCAATTCAGGAATGGCAGGTGTTGGATTTATTGCTTGAACCAATAGTGAAGTCACCGTGCTAACCACCAAGATAAGGGCGATTCTGTTGATGACTCTTTTTGTGTTTGGTTTGATTGGATTGCTCCTTCTCTAGCCGCCAATTCAACTTGAGCCGCAATTTTGTAAACATATTGCGATGAACACTCAAGGGTGATGGCGATTTCGTTGGCGCTTTTGTTCTCAGATAACATTTTGCGAATTAACATCGCTTTATTTGTCAGCTTAATCTTTCGACCTCTACGGTTGATTGATCGGCGTTGGTCTGCGGTGTAACCGCCCCAAAATCCGTAAACAATGCGTTTGTCAAGTGCGTACTCCAAACATTCCTCTCTATGGATACAACTCCCGCAGATTTGCTTGAGTCGGGGCAGGCGTTCTGCCTCATCACGCTTATTGTCCGGAAAGAAAAAATCCTTATCGTCAATCTGCGCACATTTGGCTTCGGTAAACTTTGGGGAATCGCTGAATATGTCAAAGTTCATCTCCTTGTTCCGTAGCCTGCTTCTCGAAGTAAATTGGTGATTTGTTCTAGCGACATAATCGCCCACCAATTCGCGGTGTTGGTGACACCAACGCCGTTAGGTTTTACAACCAAAACGCCAAAGTCTGCTTTAGCGTTCTTGGTTTCCAACTCGGTTTCTTTTAACCAAGCTGGAATCTTATATGTTTTGTGATTTTTAACTTCCCAAGCCAATGCAGGAGTTCCTGTAATATCGCCAAGATCAAGTGCGCCATTTAGCGCCCTTCTTTCGGCGTAGGGGAAACCGTTATCAATTAAGAATTTGACAACGGCAGTTTCCGCTGAGGTTCCCTTTGCTTTGGCTTTGGACATTAAATCTCGCCATCGTTATCGGCAAAAATGCCAACAATTGAAATCACGCTAATAATAATTACAACTAGAGCTAACCAAAACATTTGGTGTTTTCCTTTCCGTTCAAGGTCAAGGGTGACACACGCTACACCATAAACCTGACCGCGACACGCTAACGGCTAAATTGAATCTCCACTTGAAATGGCGCACCCGTGTTCACATCAAATTTAGCTGAAAGCACTAGGGCAGTTTTGATGGCGTTGGTGGCGGTGTCAATGTTTAGTGTTTCCCCTGTTGCCTCGCCATAAACATCTGCCATTGAAGTCAGGTAGCCAAGGGCGTAGGCACTACCCGACCCAATGCCGTAGGTGAAATCTATTGATTGAGAAATTCCTAGATCATTGCCGATTTCAAAGATGTTGCCATTGAAGGCAAGCAAGTAGGCAAAGCTCGCGCCTTCTTTTTGGTAATCGTAGCCATTGTCTTTGAACGCCTTGATAATGCTTGGAATCACCTTTCGACCCATAAACCCAACGGGGTCGGTGCCATCGTAGGCAGGCGGTTTCCAATTATACATAAGCACATCGCCTGGGCGGCAATCCCCGCAAACCCCCAAGAGGTACTTGCCGACCTTGACGATTTTGGGCGTTGAAGGCGAAATGATGCGTTTGTCACCATCGGTGATTTGGCTGTCAGCTCCAAGGATGGCAAAGCCTTTGCCTTGGTAGCCTGCAATCGTGGTCATAGGGGCAATTCTACCCGTTTGAGGGGTATCTGTGGGGTGGGTATCAGGCGTGGGCAGGCGGAAATAAGGCAAAAATAATTCTTAAATTGCCTTGGCGTGTCTTGACACTATGTCAAGACAGGTGCTAGATTTGCCTTATTGGAAAACGAACGGGTTTCCAAGAAACGGAAAAGAAATGAATCTCTTTCAAATCAATCGTGGCAAGTTCATTAGCACAAATGAAGAATTCCGCATCGAATACTTTATTTACAAAGGTGGCAAGTCAGAGTGGGTTATTTCTCGCAAGAATAATGATGGAAAGTATTTTTCAGCAGTAGCAGGCGCACCAACACTTGCAGATGCAAAAGCAAAGTATTTTGAAATTGTTAAGGCGGTTGCATAATGACTACTTACAAAATCACCCGCAATGTTTACAATGAGTTTTCATCTTTGATTCAAAGTTGCGCAAATATCCCTGAAGAAGATAATGAATTTGATGGGTTATTTACCGCTTTGGATAATAGTGATTTCTTAAAGGGCTACCACATTGTTGAATTGAATCAAGCTCAGGTCAAGCAATTGATTCACTTTAGTCATAAGCAGATTGATTATTTGGCAGGCACAACTATCCCTGAATTGAATTATGACGGCAATTACAAAGAGGCGGGCGCTTGCCGCTACACCATCAAAGGTTTGCAAAAGCTGATTGCCTCGCTAGATGAAAAGGCGGTTGCATAATGTTGCACTACTGCACTTGCCTAACTTGCGGTTCAAAGTTTGATGCCGTTGCTAAATTACACGAATGTTTCAATTGCTACGAAATAAGAATGGGGTGGAAAGAAATGACAATTTACTACTGCGTGTTTTGCGATAACAAGGTTGGCAATGAGAAAGTCTGCCTGAACTGCAACGAATACAAAGGCGTTGTCACCGAAGCTGAGTTCAATCAATTCCAACTAGATTATCCGCGTGCAATATGAGCGCAATGAAATCGCTTTACCTTGACCTAACAACAGGCGTTGCCGAAATCAATCAAACTCTTGAGCAGGCATTTGACCTACAAAACGCCACCTTCGAAACAATAGATTTGGCACTTTGCCAATCAATCATCAATCTAGTTGAGATGCGCAACACTCTAAAAGAAATGGGAGCAGTAAAATGAGAATGACTCGCAAATGGCGTTTAGTTAGAACCGCCTTCATCATCGTTGGCGTTTGGTTAGTAATTGAGATCGCGCAAAACCTTTGGTGGACATCTGAAGGTTACTGTTGGGGCGATGCCCTCAAGTGCGTAGGTGGTCTGTAATGGTTACACCGCAACGCTCAATTCGTATCAATGAAGAACTATGGCGCAAAGCCAAAGAGAAAGCTGAAAGCGAAGGTAAGAACATAAGCGAAGTGATTGTTGCTTACTTAAAAGATTATGCCTAGTAAAAGGCGAAAGAACCCCCAACAGGAACGGCTGTTGGGGGTTCTTTCTTGGGGGTGCGGTGAACGCACTAAATCTGAAAACTTCGAGCAATTCCTTCTTCAAGCGAAATCTTTGGCGTAAACACCTTGAGCATATTGCTTGGGTCACCAACTCGGAACATTACACCAACAGGCTTGGTTTCATCGGTAACAATCGGCACCCGATGCCCGCTAATATCCATCATCATTTCAGCAAGTTCAATAAAACTCACGGGAACGCCTGAGCAAAGGTTCATAACTTCAACATCATTTTGCGCAGCTACTAAACTGCCCTCAACCACATCGTCAATATGGATGAAATCTCGAACCTGTTTGCCGCTGCCCCAAATCTTAAACTCTTTTTCTTGGTTCCAACAACGGCTGACAAATGACGGGAAAGGGTAATCTAAATCTTGGTCTTGACCATAGCCACTAAACGGGCGCAAGATAGTGACCTTCAAACCCTCGCGCCTTGCGTACATTGCCAACATCTCACCCGATAATTTTGCCCAACCGTAGCTGAAATCGGGGGTGCGGATTTGGCTCAAATCAATGTCTTTTTCTTCCAACATAATTGGCATTTCACCTGTCTGTAAATAAACAGGATAAGCAGCCGATGAAGAATAATAAATGATTCTGTTCGGGCGAGTTCTAAGCGCCCATTGAAAGAGATCGCTATCAATGGCAAGGTCGGTGGCAACTGCCAAAGGATTACCTTCGATGGTGGCTCTGCCGCCGACTACTGCCGCAAGGTGAATAACAAGGTCAAAGTGTGTGTCATCTTTAGCAAAGAAATCGCGGGCATCAATGCCGTTGGCAATGTCAATTCCCGTTATATCGTGTTGATCGCCAAAAGCGCGGTGATAAGCGCGACCAACAAAGCCCGCGTTGCCGGTAATCAGAATCTTCATCTAAGCGCCTCAAGAAGTTGCTTATACATAAAAGAACTTATGAAGTTGTTGAAGGCATCTCTGTCTGCGGTGTAAACCTCAGCGGCATTAACGGTTTTGTAACCTTCATCCATCTCAGCTTTACCAATTAGCGGATGGCAATGCTCAATAATAATTTCAGGGCAATAGGTAATCTTGCCCAAATCAGTTCCAAGGCGTAGCCAAAAATTGTCAAGATAAAGGTGGCGCATATTCGGCGGCACCATCCCGTCAAGGGCGGTGACAATATCTGAACTCATTGCAATCATTGTTGGTAAGCTCTGACCTTGGAAAAGGTCATTGCCGTAGGCAAGGGCAGGCGCATCTTGAAGTTTGCTGATCAACTTATCATCCCATTTGTGGGTTCGCGGTCTGTGATCATCGCCCATAAAACAAAGATATTTGTAATGCTCGGCGTATTGTTTTGCCACTTCATTTAGCGGGAAAGCCATCCCGCGAGTGGTGTTTTCAATTGAAATGTAATCAATATCGGTAGCATCGTAACCCGCAAATTCAGGGTCATCTTTATCAATGACAAATAACAAATCGGCAGTTGCTTGAGTGCTATCGAAGGCATCGCGCAATGCCTGCGCATTATGAGGCCGCCCGCGTGTAGGAACGATTACAAGAAGTTTATCCTTCACGATTGGCAATCTCCCCTGCAATGGCGAAGTAGGCAGCGCCATCAATGAAGCTATCAAGATGATCGGGTGACTCAATCAGGCGAGCAACCTTGACCAATGCCAACATAATCGCGGCTTGGTCGGGAGTAATCTCAGCTTCAAGATACACCGACCAAAGCGCCGCAATTCGTTGATGATTTGTTAGCGGGTCACCATAATTTTTGTTACGGTCACCGTGCGTGAGGCGTGAAGCCTCTTGAAGAATATCCCCCCGAAGCATTGGTTACTTAGAACCTTTGCCGAATTCTGATGCCTTTGGGTCAAGCGCCTTTAGAACAGGGCCAGCAACGGCTGCTAATCCTGCAACAAAGTAAGTCTTTAGTGGTTGATCAGGGCTTGCAAGGTATAGGGCAATGATTGATGCCGCAGCAGCTCGCAAATATGTTTTAACAATTGCTTCAAATTGAACCTTGTTCATTATGACTCCTTAAAGGTTGGCTTGC